TGCCAACGGCATTAGAATGTTACCTCTGCAATAATGCCATTAACCTGCAAGGGCATTGGCGCTGTTTGTGTAATCTTAACTGTTGGATCTTTACTGTAGCCCAGCAGCCTGAACTCACGCTTGCCAGTAACAGCTACACGATCCTGACTAAAGTCGTCTGTAACCGTTCGGATAACCAGTTTCTTTTGGTTTATAGAAATAGACAAGGTGTCTAACAAATCCACAATTACTCGATTCACAGAGCGTGGCTCACCTGTTAATGGCCCAGCAGTAACCTGTGCATCAATTGGTAATGTCTCTGCCTCAACATTAAAATCAAAACCAATCTCAGCAGATGTAATTTGTTTCACAGCAGAAACATCTACATTCCCGTTAGCTACTGTAAATGAGCCAATAAAGTCATTGCCATTAATAACTTTTACTGCCGCACCATTAGCAAAATGACTCGATACATCAAAGACACCAGCAGTTCCAGTAAAGTCTTCTGCAAAGTCCATGTTTAGATTTGAGTCAAACTCCATAAGGATATGCTTATCTGTGCCAGCGCCAGTATTATAGGTGCCGATGCAGAACACACGATCATCTACTGTACATACAGAATGAAACTTACCTGATGTAGTCCACTGCGTCCAACCAGCGCGTTGCTCTGCTCTGTTCGATGTAAACACAGCAAGTGTGCCATCGTTGTTCAAAACAAACGCATAAGACTCAGGACGATTAATAGCGCCACGCAGGATAGACATTTGCACTGGACTGTTAATTAAATGCGGTGACAAAACAGAGATGCCTGTAGAAACGTAAGCAGCCTCTGCATCTGAGTAGATGTATTCACGCACAACAGAACCAGTCTTCTGCACATAGATAGTAGCGCCATCAAAAGAATCAGGACGCACATAACTAGCGCCATATGATGTCTGCCTACGCACCTGAGCATTAGTTGGCGTAATTGGCTTTTCAGTAAATGACGGAACATACATCTCTGATGTACTAGTAAAAATCTGCAAATCACGATTAGACACCAAATGTCTAATCGTATTGATTTCACCAATAGATGCTGTGATGTCTATCGCATCGTTATCTTGTGCTGAACCAACATCAAAATTAAAATAATCAGCAGATTTGCTAGACCAAATTCCGTCAGGCTGGGCTAGTGTGCCACCTAGCCACAGCCTGTTTTCGTGGAAGGTAACTGCGCCGGGAAACCCGCGCAGCACACTATATGATTGCTCACCCCACTCAGTAGAGGCAGCGTGAGTTACAATCTTTGGTGAGCCACCGCCAATTGTGGATTCATTAGCACTGGAACCAGCAGTAACTGTAAACTCATTTTCGCTAATAACCTCAGTAACTGAGCGAGTGCCATTTATATTATTTGCACTAATACCGCCAACAGCACCTGCAGCCGAGATTGTTATAGAGTTACCTACAGACAATCCATGATTAACAAATGTAATATGAATAGTGCTGCTTGTGTCAGTGGTTTCAATAGCATCTTGATCAAGATGCACTAGCAACTCGTCAGTAATATTACCTGTAGCCTGTGTTGCAGACTGAACAGATGTAATAGTTATTTCATTGTTATGATACCGCAGTACAACGCCAACATGTTTTGAATCAGGATAGTTACCGCCTGATTGAGATCCAGTAGTATCAAAATAATTTGCGCTGGTTGTTACGGTAATTCCGTTGCCAGTAGAAGCAGATGGATTAAGAGTTACACCAACGCCTTGGAATGAATAATATGGCTGATTAATGCGATAACCATCAGCACTTTCATTAAAGGTCATTGTCTCAAGCTGGAATGTAGTAAGACCTGTGCGCACCAGTTTGCGCACCATAAATGTTTGGTGTGCAATAAACATAACATCGCCAGATTGAGCATATGTAAGCTCTGGCAAGATTATATTGCTAAACGGAATTGCTGCGCCATCTACGTCCTGTGTAAGTGTCTGGATTAGAGACACAGCCCCAGTAGTTGGGCTAATCTGAAACACACGAATCTTGGCGCTTTCAAGACTGACAATGTAACGCTCATCATCAGAAAAGATGAATGGCACTAGCCTGAGTTGCTGGGCAGCGGAGGAATCTACCGTTGTGTCAAACTCATATATGCGACGAGTGCCAAAGCGTTTGAGTAACCCACCCTCATTGCGCAGGAAGAAGTTTTCTACCTTCTTTGCTGAGTTGTTGTAGAGCGGAGTGTCAGTTCTTGAAACAAGCGATGGGCTAATCTCACCATACTGAAAGTTTGTTATCGGTACGCGGACTCTTGCCATTAACTTCGCCTGTCAGTAATAAACCTCGATGTTACCAGCTTGCGTGTGGTCTGCTGCTGTGCATCCAAACTACGAGCCTTTGCCATTGCTTCTGATGACGACTGGCGCATCAAAGATGCAAGGCTTGAGTCACGCGCAATAGATGTGGCAAACAAAGTTGCCAAAGCATACTCGACAGCAATAGTAAAATATGATGGCCATGTTTGTTCATTGGCTCTGTATGTATAATCAGCAATCAATATATCGTTTACTGATGTGTCGGCATAAATCTTGTCGCCATAAATCTGATATTCAATCGGTAAATCATTTACGGTAACAGCGTGTACCATCAAAGTATCTACCGCTTGCTGGTAAGCATTTGTATATCGTCCAGTAGGTGAGTCAGCAAGTCTATTAATAACAGCTTGGTTAGTAGCAAAACGCCAACGTGCATTTACTAAAGATGCTCTAGCAACATCTTCATACATATTCACAGAAACAAGTGCCTCTGTGGTCCCATCATCAAATGATGTGATCGGCTCTGCACCTATCAAAATTAATGCTTTAGCACAAATATCAATGGGTGAATTTGCTGCTGTACTGCTTACTGCCATGTCAGTAGAGGGGGCCGTAGCCCCCTCTCCCTATTTTAATCGCCGTCAGTTTCAGCAATAGCCGTGCCATCAGAGACATCGACAACTGAACCTGTGTTCGACAACACGTTTACAAAGTTGGTGGTCGGAGTATTCGTATCCACAACAATGATAACGTCACGAACAGCCAGCATATTTGCGGCATCATTAAAGTAACCAGCAGTATTTACAGTACCGATTGCATCAGCAGAACTGTAAAGCCACAGATCACCATTTGAAGCACCGCCAATACGAGTGAGATTTGCTGCACTATAAGCCATTTTTCACCCCTATTAGTTGTTGTCCAGAACTTCGTACACACCGTTATCGTCGATAACTTTTGCACCCATCGACATCATCGAGGTTGCAAGGTGTGATACTTTTTCCGGTACATAGTTGATCTCAGTCGAGACATCAGAGTTGATGCCAAGACCAACAGCAGACGTATGGTAAGCCATGTTCTTACCAGCGGTAATGGCCGATGTAGAGAAGACCTTGAAGCCAAGGAACTCTTTCATGGTCATGCCACCAGCAAACGGCAGGTTCTGCTCACCAACAAAGTCAGACGATGCAAACTCGTTAATAGCAAAGAGATCTGCATAACCTGCTGGGTGCATAGCCAGATAACGGCCACCATCTTCAGGAATGTTTGCAGTGCCAAACGTCTCAAAGAGTGCCAGCAGGTCTGCTTTTGCAAGAGCAGAACCAGTGTCATGAATTTGAGTCGAGTTAGCACCAGCATCCATTGCTGTATACAGAAGCTCGTCAGTCTTACGCCCAAGAGCAGCAGCAGCAGATTGAGCCACAGCTTGACGCTCATTGATGTTGATCTTGAGTTCATCCAGCTTGTCGATGTACTCAGCAGCGTAAAAGTCTTCCATAGTTGCTTCCACTTGAGTGTGTGCAAGCTCCATAGGAGTGACATTGCCGTTGCGTGATTTGGTGGAGGCAGAGCCAGCACCAATCTTTTGGAAACGAACAGTCGAGCCAGTCACATTGTTTGCCATGCGCACAGTGTTCCGCAGTTTGGAACCCATACGCTGATAAGCCATGTGAACTTCCGACTCGAACTGCTTAATGAATGCGACATCAATAGTGTTCGCCATTGTACAGTCCTCGTAAGGTTGTTTTCACATTTCGTTGGTTATCTGTGTGGCATCCTCAACGCGATTGTCCTTGCGGGTCGCTCAGTGCATTACAGGCCGACTTAATTCACCAATAACATCATTCTTATCTACAGCGCAACGCTCAAATCGCATAAAGGTGTGTCCGTATATTTCATACATCTCCTGATCAAACGTAAAGCCACACCAACTTAGCCACATAATTGTGTCGTGATGATCAGCAGGAACAAAGTTTTCTAGCACAGAGTAATTGGCTTGCAGCAACTCCATAGCAGGTTTGCAAGCGCGTAAAAATGGTCGGAAGTTGTGTGTAATGTTATCAGTGCCGAGAAGCCACACACGCGCAGTATCGTTGTCTAATGGAACTGTCCCAACCATACCAGACACAACACCATCAAATGTAATCGTATAAGTAACTGCCCCGTGAATAACCAATGGCTCTGTTAATGCTTCCATTGGAGACAAGTCGCTAATCCAACACTCGCGCATGTCAGGACGGCGCAAATAATCAGCTATCTTCTCTGCGTGATCGGGTAGGCTTTTGATTAACGAGAGCCTACCAACTCGTAACACCTCTTTAGCCATTTTGGAAAATGCGCTTAAAGCCGTCATCAACCTGTTTAACAAAGGTTGGGTCACGCCGCGCTGGGTCATGATAACGCGGGTCAAGCATCATCTGACGCAAATCAGATTCTGTTTCACGTGAAACTTCAACAGCACCATTGGATGGACCACCTTCTTTCAGCGCATCCATGACATGCTCAAGCACCATAATACCTTCAGCCGTCTCACACATACGCTCTACCGCTGGCAGCATATCTTCTGGGAAGAACTGATTAGCAAACAAGCTAGCAGCTTCTGTTCTGGCATTTGCATTGTCGCCTAGCTTTTCTACCTCGGCATCGTAGTCAGGTATGTCTGCGCTAACTGCATTGACATACATCTCAACGCCTTCAGCAAACTCTTCCTGACTGTAGCCATTTTCAAAAGCGGTGTTAGCCCACCATTGCAAAAGAGCGTTATCAGTAGCTAGCTCGTCATCAATGCTATCGGGCAAAACATAA